CACTGGGTGGCGAAATCTGGGCCCACGGTAAAGTGTTGTTAAACCACATTGGCCACTACGAGTTTGTTGGGGATCTTGCAAAAATGCCACAATTTGGACAGCCAGTTAATCCGGACGCTGCGCCTGGTGCTCCACGTGCTCTACAAGACGCAATTCAAATGGCACAAAAAGTTCCGGCATAAGGATAAATTATGGATGAAAAAGAAATATTGGCTTTTAAGATTGGGTTAAGTGGAAGTTCTGATAAAAAGCCAACGGAGTTCAAAATAAGTATTAATGGCACTGTTGTTGTTCACAACAAGCTAACAAATCCAGCCAACGAAACCCAATATTTTGAGTTCAACTACGAAATAACCGAAGGCGATAATACCTTAGAAATAAGTTTGCTCAACAAAGGTTTTGGGGATACTGTACTAGACTCCGAGGGAAATATAATTGGAGATATGCTATTAAACATTGATTCGATTGAAATTGATGAGATTGATCTTGGATCTTTAAAATGGACATTGAGCGCATACGAACCAAATTACCCAGAGCGTTATCGAGTAGAAGCACAAAAAAGGGGCGAAGAGTTATCTTCATCTGTTAAAAACTGTGTTAATCTAGGGTGGAACGGTACTTGGAAACTACCGTTTACCAGTCCTTTCTACATTTGGTTGCTAGAGAACATTTAAGCTAAATACAGCAATATAATGGATTTCCCATGTTTATTGCTGATTTATTTGAAAGTTATGTAGCAGAAGCCGGCCTGGAGTTAGTTGTACTGTACCCGGGCCGTTTTCAACCTTTTCATCTTGGGCACAGGGAAGTATTCCAAAGCCTGCAAAACAAGTTCGGGCGCGACAATGTTTTTATTGCTACCAGCAACAAGGTAGAACAGCCCAAAAGTCCTTTTAATTTTAGCGACAAAACAGTATTCATGAATGCTGCTGGTATACCCGGCGATCGCATCATTGAAGTCACTAATCCATACAAACTACCAGAACCTCCTTTTAATCCTGCCAACACTATCTTTATAGCAGCAGTTGGTGCACCTGACAGAGACAGACTACGTCCCGACAGCGTTAAAAAAGATGGTACTCCAGGATACTTTAAAACGTTTGAAAGCCTTGATAAATGCACAACTGCTGACAAACACGGTTATGTGATCATTGCAGATGAGCGTCAAAAAGTTATTACCATTAACGGAAAACAAGTAGATGTAAGTCACGGTACTCCTGCTAGAGCTGCGTGGAACGCTGTTCGTAATGATCCCAAAGGGCGTAGCGAATTCTTGATGCAGATGTACGGTAGAGACGATGCTGAACTAGGGCGTGTGCTAGATAAAATTCCACAAACTGTAGCCGAAGATGCTACTGGTGTAGGTGTAGTTAAGAACAGTAAAGATCCTCGATATGTTATGGCCACAATGGGGGATGACAACGACGTTACCGCTGCCACATTACCCAAGATGATGGCCGGATATCATTTGACCAAACGCTACAAAAAACTAAAAGAGGAAGTAGATACACTAAAAGAAAAGTGGAGCGCAAAATACAAACGCAGTATCAATTGCAATAGCCCACAAGGGTTTAGTCAGCGGGCTCATTGTCAAGGTAGGAAAAAATAATGTTTAACAGAATGCTACGCTTCGATGTGCATTGCCATTGGAGCGGTGAGCCTCCTGTTTATAGAATTTATGTAGACGACGATTTGATTACTGAACGTACATTTGGTTATGCTGGCTACGATTACTACATACAAGAAAATGTAGTTTGTGATTTGGCACCCGGAGTACATTGTATAAAATTAGAAAATTGCTCCAATAGTGGAAATTTCCAGCTACTTAAATTGCGAGTAGACAATGCAGAAATGCCCAAACAACCAGGTAAAGATGGATACGATAACAAGCAATGGACCTTTGCTTGTAATTACTAAATATTAGATACAGTAAGGTATTAACATGAAAACAACAGAATTTATAGTAGAAAACAGCATAATTGCACAAGAAGCAGATGACATGCATCGAGATCATGAAGTACAAATGGCTCGTAGTCAAATGTACAGCGCAGCACAAGCAGCTATTGAAATCCATCGCTTGTTAAAAGACATCAGTGAAATGGAAGGTCTAGAGGGTTGGGTACAAAGTAAATTGACTCTTGCTAGCCAATACCTAGAAAGTGTGCGCGATTACATGAAATACGAGGCTGTCAGTCAGCAATCAGAAATGACTGTGTTTGCTGAAGATGCTGCTGGATATGCATTGGACAAATTGTTGGTCGAAAAAGCAAATAAAAAAATGAAAGAACAAACCACCACAACACCAACTGTTGGTGGAATGAATAAAACTACAGATGCTAAAGCCGGTACAACAACAACTAATTACAACGTAGGCGATTTAAGTGTATCACAAACCAAACGCCCGGATCAGAGTACAGTACAATCTGTTTCGTATGATATGGGACCAGCTGGTACTGTACGCAGAGATAAAGGTATAGGGTTTGATGTGACTACAAATACTCCTTACAAACCAAAGGATGATACTGAACAAGTAAATGAAATGGCCAGTGCCGGAGCCAGTAGTTCCGGCGGAATGGCAACCAGCATGGCCGGTCCAGCCGGCAAGCCTGGGACAGGCAAGCCAAAGAAGATTGCCAATGCTCACAAGCCTAAAAAAATTAATGTAGGAAAAGGCGTATACTAATGAGCGACATGCGCCATTTACTTGAGAAGATGAATCAGTTTGCCGGGGAAAAGGTAGGCCAAAAACCTGGCGACCAAGTTCGCGGCAGCGAGCCTATGCCTAAAAAGGGCGGTAGCAAAAAGCATCCGTATGCTGGTAGATTGGTTGGCGCAAATGAAGGCTCTGAAAACTTGTTAAAAGAGTTAACCACAGTTATCAACAGTGACCCAGTAAAAAGAGATTTGTTTCATGAATGGGCAGAATTCAAAGAAGGATTTGATGATACGGTTAAATCAGCAGCTGATAAAATTATTTCGGCTGGCGGGGCCACAAGGGACGCACTTGGTGCTGCCTTAGATTCGATTCCAAGACCTTTTGATGAAGTAGAAGTAGCTAAAGACATTAAAAAAGGGCAAAGAGAACAAATACGTAAAGATGTAAAAGATATATCAGGCAACTATGGCAAAGAACAGCAGCGGCAAACAACGCCAATTTCTCCTCAACAAAAAGCAGGAATAAGACAAGCTGTAAATGATTATAACCAAGTACCTAAAAAACAAAGTGTAGATGAAGAACAAGAAGTAGAACTACAAATAGCTGAATGGGGTGCAGCAGGCACAGCCGTAGGTCCAGGCAATGACGATGCTGATCCGGTAGAAATAGCTGCTCAACGAGCACAACAGGTTGCAGGCAAACGAGATCTTGACAATCAAGCGCAAGGATTAGTGGCCCAGGTAAACGGAAAAAGAGCAGAACTAGCAGGTATTAACAAACAGTTTCCACAAGGTGCCAATCCAGTAGAAAAAACAATGAGCTTGCAACAATTGCAGGCACAAAAAGTAGCACTAGGTAGAGAGATTGAAAATCTCATGTCACAGATAGCAGGAATACGAGGACAGGCGTAAAAATATGTTTATTAACGATATCTTTAAGAAAAAATTAAACGAAGGCGGATTTGATATTCCCGAGATACCACGAGCACCAACTCCTAAACCCCCTAAAGAAAAAGACGTATCAGAAGCAGGTGGTATTCTTGACATTCTTGATGTTCCTGAAAAAGTACTTCGCACAGCCCAAGATGCAGCACGTGGTATGCCGACTGGCACTGTACCAGACAGCAAAGATGATTTAGTAAACACTGCTACCAAGGTTGGTAAACAGGTAATTGACACTGCAAGAGATGCAGCACGTGGTATGCCAACTGGTACTGTACCTAAACCACAAAAAGACAAAGGCGTAGACGAACAGGCTCCGCCACTTAATGTACCCCAAGGGTGGGAAGCAAAAACTCAGGCAGATGGTAGCACACGTATATCCAAGATAGGTAGCATGTCCAGTGCCGACTATAAACAAAACATGGCCAACTACAAAGCACAAAATTGGACTCCTGAAAAAATGGCCGATTATGGCCAAAGAATGGCATCCGGACAAGGATACACTGACGCCGAGCGAGCAGCAAATTATCAACAACAACAAAAGTCCTTTGGGCAATATGCAGACCAACCTGTACAAGAAGGCTCCAGTCAACAATTTGACATGAATCTTGCCAAGATTCTTAAACAGCGTGGATACAAAGGTCCAGTTAAATTAGAACAACTCGGAATGAAGTGGGTTGAAGCAATAGGTGATATAGTAGACATTGATGATTTAATTATGGTCCAGGGCAATGATCCAGAATATGATGGTTGGGTGAGTTATGTATTTGGTCTTGGAAAATATGCTTACGGTGCTGAACAAGGGTATACTACAGGAACTGCCAAACGAGTAGAAGTTGATACTAAAGACGAGCAAGGTGTGGCGGAGACAGCTCTCAATCCAAAGGATCCACAAGGCGATTATGATGCCAAAAGAAAAGTGATTCATGATCTGTCATTGGACCCAAATGTTGATCAGCAAGCAGTACAACAGCGTAGATTAGATTTAGATCGAGAAGCCAAAGCAAAAGGACTTAAAGAACAAGGTGTGGCGGAAGGCGACACACTAGATACTGGACCTGATGGTAAACTTACTGCCAAAGGTGAAGAGCAAATGCGTCGATACAGACAACAAAAAAGAGAACAAGAGCGACAACAAATTATCGCCAAACATACTAAGACAGTGAAGGGAGATACTTACGGTGTCGCCCCATCAAGAATAAGCCAGAGTAGAAATGAAGTTAATTGGGCTGCGGCCAACAAGGAACTACGAAAAAAAGGTTTAGATGAGCAAGGTGTGGCGGAAGGTTCGATACAAGACAAGCTACATCGTCGTCATCAAGAATTAAGAAAGAAGTCCGGTTTACCCAATCCCGACTACTACAAAGAACTACGGGCCACATACGATCTTCCTGACCAAGAGCGTTATGCCAAGGCAGCAGAACTTAAGAAAAAATATCAAGTCAAAGAAGCACGTAAGCCAGAAGTTAATTTTGACGTTGAAGATCTCAAAAAACTTGAAAGAATAAGAGATTTACCTACATTAAAAACTTTGGCATTTGAATTGATTAGCAAGCCTAGTGCTAAACCAATGAAGCCAGAAAAGGTTGAATGGTTTAGAGCGGCACTAGAAAGAATGGATAGCCCGCTTAAAGTTATTAAATTGATGTACGACTTGCTGTTAAGCGGCGAAGGACATGCTGTAATTGGATCTAAAAATAGCATGAAGGCCAACACTTACAGAGATCGTTTTGGCGAAGCCACCAGTGATGGATCGGTAAAATATGAATTTGATCTCGGTAATGGTAAAAAAGATTATCAAATATCGAGGCCGGACAAAGCTGGAGAGAAAGCCCCTGTTGATCCGAAGAGTGCAGCAACAATTTATCAATTGAATCATCCGTTGCGTAAGATAAAATCAGTGAGAGTCGTAGATAAACCAAAAGAAGAAAAATCTCAAGTCACTAACGAAGACGTCGAGCGTTATATCGAAGAATTAGAACGTGCCGGATATAACATTCTTGAAGAAAAAACTAGATTGGATCCCAAGTGTTGGAAAGGTTATCGTAAAGCCGGCACTAAAATGAAAGGCGATGTTCGAGTCAATAATTGCGTGCCAATTAAAAAAAAAGTAGATGAGTATGGTGCAGCAAATGGCCCACCTAATCTCAACAAATCCGATATCAAACGCATGATGCCGCCAGAACCAGTGGCTGAACAAATACCAACAATCACTGACCCGGGTCCAAGAGAGCAACCACATCCTGCAGCTCAGGCCCTGGGTGCATTGCGTGTTGGCACAAACTTATCTAAAATGGATCGGTATGATGTAGAAAATGCCGTTAATCAAGAACTAACAAACTTGGTAAGGGGCAATCAAGATCCAAGCAGCAAAAACGTCAGTATTATAAACCGTTTATTTGGCCCAAGGCGATAATGAGTTTTCTAGTTGCAAACACACCACCAGTACACTGTTATATTCGACGAGAATTTCTTTACGATTTTCAAAAAGGTCACAGAGAATACGAACCCTGTATATGGGTTTCAATCAAAAGTATTCGAGGACAGGCTTTCAGAATAGAATCTTACTTACCCAATTATGGCGCACTTTATGACAAACTACCTCTCCATGCGTTTGTATCACGCAAAGAGAATCTTGACCCTACAAAGTTTTTATCTTTAGACACGTTGCAGATATGGGATTGTTTTGATTACAATATGACCATAATTCAAAAAAGTTTTTTAAAGAACCTCAGCTGCCAATTCTATGCCAAAGATAAAAATATGTATTCAGGTAATTACCTGTTTACTGTGGACCACGGGCATCCTGACCATAACTTGATTGACACAGGATATAGCGAATGGCCCGAAGATCACAAAAGTTTCAATTTCATTGAACTAGATAATGGACAATATGCAGCACAACCAAACAACCGTTGTTTGTTCTTCGATGCTGCCAGTAATCCCAAAGAAATGAAGTTTCCAGATTTTAAAGTATGTACCAAGAAATATGTTGTAGAGCAAAACCCCAAATGGCGTTTAGGCGATACAGACACTGTTATGTACGAAAAATCTAATCAAAATGATGAGCACTACGGAAAAAGTAAAACGTTTAAATAGATTTCTATAATATTTTTCAAGGAGAACTAGTATGGCCGCACCAAAACAAACAAATAAAGCCAAAGTCACATCAGTATTCAAACGCACCAGTCAAGGTGGTGGTAGACCAAAAACTAGCGCAATGAACAAAAGCGAAAAGCGTTCTCACAAAGCATATCGTGGGCAAGGCAGATAAATACTCGTATTAAGGTTTTGTTATGGATGAATTACAACGAGCACTAAAAATTGCTTTTGCTAGCGAATTTGCTTTTTATTTGAAAGCACAATATTTTCATTGGAATGTTGAAGGACCCAATTTTCCTCAGCTGCACGATTTGTTTGGTAAAATCTACGAAGAAGTATATGGTAGTATAGATACCTTTGCTGAAGAAATTCGCGCAACTGGCACATACACTCCGGGCTCGTTTACACGTTTCAGCATCCTTAGCCTAGTAGACGATGAAGTTGAAATTTTACCGGCTGAAGCCATGCTCATGGAATTGTTCGAAGACAGTGAAAAAATGGCCGAAATGTTTCGTATAGTATTCAATGCTAGCGAAGAATTGGGTCTACACGGTCTAAGTGATTTCTTGGCCGGTAGACAGGACGCACACAAAAAACATTCTTGGATGCTACGTAGTACACTTAAATAGTGTATGTCTATTAAACTTAGCAACGAAATTGGATCCAATTTCTGTTATGCTCCTTGGACCAACATCCATATCAACACAGCCGGCGAATATAAAACCTGCTGTGCAGGCACCAATATTGTTGGTGATCTAAGAACTGTTCCAATCCAAAATCTATTATCTGATCAAAAATTAATCAAAATTAAACGTTCGATTGTCGATAATAACGATCACCCTAATTGTCAAATTTGTTATCGCCAAGAACAGCACAGTTCGGTCAGCGAGCGAGCATGGTACGTAGATATTGCCAACAATCAACCAATCAACATTGATAATATCAATGATGTAAAATTGCAAAATTTAGATATTCGTTGGTCAAACACTTGCAATCTAAGTTGTGTATATTGCGATCACGAAGCCAGCAGTCAGTGGGCATCATTGAAACGTTTACCTGTTGAAAGATTAAATTACGATAATACGCTACCAGATATTGTTAAGTTTATTGAGTCTAATAAAGCAACACTGAAAAATCTGGCATTGTTGGGCGGTGAGCCATTATTACAAAAAGAAAATGACTATCTACTAGATGCCATTGACGAAAACGTTAATATCAATGTTATCACCAATCTCAGTGTACCTTTAAAAAACAATCGCATATTCCAAAAATTAGTATCAAAGAAAAACGTAATGTGGGATATCAGTTTTGAAACAGTAGAAGATCAATTTGAATATGTAAGACATGGAAGCAGTTGGTCACTCATGCTTGAAAATTTAAAACTTTTGACTCAAGCTATCAAAAATGAGCCGGGTCAAAGAATTGGTATTACCAGTCAATACAGTGTATATAATGCTATGTCATTGTCTAGGTTGCATGAATATTTTGCAGACAATGACTTGCCAATGATGAGATGGAACGAACTACATTACCCTAATGTGTTAAGTGTATCTAGCTTGCCACAACAATTCATTGACCGTGCAATCATCGAACTCGAAAATTCAATACAATATCATTATTCACCTGTTCAAGAAAGATTTTTACAGGAAATGGCCGTTAGCTTAAAAAATATTAAGTCAACAAAAATTAATTGCGACAATCTCTATGCGTGGCATCAAACGCAAGAACAAACATATTGGCCCAACTTTAAATACAAGTTTGCCGAGTTATGGCCGGAGTACAGATAAATGATTTTAGTTTATATACATGGCGCTAATGCCACTAGTGAAAGTTTTAACTACATACGTAGTCATATTGGTGGCGCCAATTTAGTTATAAACTACGATAGTCGTAATGGATTTCAAAAAAATCTAGAGGATATCGGAGATCAAATAAAAGAATGTAGTGATATCTTTTTTATTTGTCATAGCTTGGGTGGCATTTATGCTCTACATCTTGCTAACAAGTTTCCCGAGAAAGTAATTGGTGCAGTGACGTTAAGTACACCTTACGGAGGAGCAGAGGTAGCCGATGTTGCAAAGTATTTTTTACCGTATAGTCGATTACTAAAAGATATTGGACCAAATAGTTGGGCAATGAGAGAAGCCAGAAAAATTGATGTACAGCACCCTTGGTGTAATATTGTAACCATACGAGGCGACAGTCCGTGGGTAATAGGAAAAAACGATGGTGTAGTCACCATTGACAGTCAAAAACATCACGGCAACGACATGGATTTAATTGAAGTAGAATACAATCATTATGAAGTGGTATTAAGCGATCAAGTTATTAAAATTATTCGAGAAAGATTACCAAAATGATAGCAGAAATAATGGTATGGGGATTTTTTAGTGCAATGGGTTGGATGACAGCTAACTGGGCTGTAGATAAAGTTATGCCCGAAAAAACAGAAACTCAGACCTGTTCCGAATGGCGTGAAGAACGGCGACCAGATGGCACTATTGAAAGAACTAGAACCTGCGAACCTAAAAAATAAGAACACCCTTAGGACCGGTGTGCGCGGCTGCTGCGCCAACCAAAGGAGTCGTGCCCCGAGGTTGAAAGTGAGCAAAATTTTCTTGCAATTACAAACACATTCATCTACAATATTGTTTTTAACTTAGGAGATTTTATGAGCTCACGTATGTTCTCTTCCGAACAAAAAGCTAAACTGACACAAATTATCAACGAAGGCATGGCAGTCATGCAAGAGGTTGAAGACCTTAATGCAGGGTTGAGTGATACTATCAAAGCCATTGCCGAAGAAATGGAAATCAAACCTGCCATTCTTAAAAAAGCAATTAAAATTGCACACAAAAGTAAACTAGGCGACGAAAACGCCGACAACGAAGAACTAAACACTATTTTACAGACTGTAGGCAAAACTCTTTGATCAATGTTGTATCAGGTATAATTCAATGGATACAAGATGATTGGCGCAGCCATCCTACTCGCTTTGCTGCCGAGCTGGTTGCTTGGCTTATTAGTATTGGGTGTAGCCTTGTCATGGCATTTACCGTACCAAACCCTCCCCTCTTGGTTCTTTACCCTGTGTGGATTCTTGGCTGCGCTATCTATGCTTGGGCTGCTTATAGCAGGAAATCTTTTGGCATGCTTGCTAACTACATCCTGCTTACTACCATTGACTCCGTAGGTCTAGTAAGGATGCTTACATGATATTATCGACTGTGCTAATGATGTTTGCATATTGGATCGCATTAGGGGTAGTGATTTCTGTTGTAATGATTACCGGATTGTATTTTGCACGAGCTTGCGAATACATAGTTGATTTCTTGTTTAAAAAATAATATAATACACACATGAGTTATGTTGACGCACTTTATGATCGCAATCAGGATCGCATCCACATTGTTGAACGAGTCCAAGGTGGGCGAGTTTACCAAGAATATCCAGCCAACTATATCTTTTACTATGATGACCCTCGCGGTAAGTTCCGTACTGTCTACGGTACTCCTGTTGCTAGGTTTTCAAGTCGTTCAAATAAAGAGTTTCAAAAAGAACTACGTATTAACTCTAACAAACAACTTTGGGAGTCGGATATTAATCCAGTATTCCGATGCCTTGAAGAAAACTACTTGGGCGCAGAATCACCAAAACTACAAACGGCATTTTTCGACATTGAGGTTGACTTCGACCCAGTAAGAGGTTTTAGTCGGCCCGATGATCCGTTTAATCCTATTACTGCTATCAGTGTTTATCTAGATTGGATGGATAAACTGGTCACACTGGTTGTGCCACCTAAAAGTTATAGCTGGGCGACTGCTCAAGAAATTTGTGATCGATATGATAACTGTTTCCTGTTTGAGCGTGAAGAGGATCTACTAAACACTTTTTTAGATCTAATTGACGATGCAGATATTCTAAGTGGGTGGAACAGTGAAGGTTTTGATATTCCGTACATGGTCATGCGTACCACCAAGGTATTGAATAAAGATGATACACGTAGATTCTGCCTGTGGGGACAACTGCCCAAACAGCGCACATTCGAACGCTTTGGTGCAGAGAATCTAACGTTTGATCTAATTGGTCGTGTGCATATGGACTATATGCAACTGTATCGCAAATACACTTACGAAGAACGTCACAGCTATAGCCTAGATGCCATTGGAGAATACGAACTAGACGAACGCAAAACCCAGTACGAAGGCACACTTGATCAGTTATACAACAAAGACTTTCCCAAGTTCATTGACTATAACAGACAAGATACCATGCTGGTCGCAAAACTAGACAAGAAACTGCGTTTCTTGGATTTAGCAAACGAACTTGCACATGACAATACCGTGTTGCTACAAACAACAATGGGTGCCGTAGCAGTCACTGAGCAAGCAATTATTAACGAAGCACATCAACGTGGAATGGTAGTACCTAATAGGAGAAACAGAGATGATCAAGGTGACACACAAGCAGCAGGTGCCTATGTTGCTTTCCCCAAAAAAGGCATGCACGACTGGATCGGCGCAATCGACATCAACAGTCTCTACCCGTCAGCAATCCGCGCTCTTAACATGGCACAAGAATCAATCATTGGTCAACTCCGGCCAATAATGACTGACAGATATATTCAAGACAAAATGACTGCTGGTAGTAGTTTTGCTGATGCATGGGAAAACATGTTTGGTAGTCTTGAATACACTGCGGTAATGAATGCCGAACCCGGAACAGAAATTACTATTGATTGGGAAGCCGGCGGATCGGATGTAATGAGTGCTGCTGACATCTGGCGCATGATTTTTGATAGCAATCAACCCTGGATGCTAAGTGCCAATGGAACTATCTTTAGCTATGAAAAAAAAGCTGTTGTACCAGGACTACTAGAGAGGTGGTATGCGGAGCGTAAGGAACTGCAAGCCAAGAAAAAAGAAGCCGCAACTGATGAGGACAAGGCATTCTGGGACAAGCGACAGCTGGTCAAAAAGATTAACCTTAACAGTCTCTACGGAGCGATTCTCAATCCAGGTTGTAGATTTTTCGATAAAAGGATTGGTCAATCTACTACGCTCACTGGACGTATCATTGCCAGACATATGGATGCATATATCAATGAATGCATATTCGGAGAGTATGACCATACGGGTGAAAGTATCATCTACGGAGACACTGATTCATGCTATTTTACTGCTTGGCCTGCGGTTAGATCAGAAGTTGAAGCAGGTAGAATGGAATGGAACAAAGAAATCTGTGCCCAACTCTATGATTCAATTGCCGACCAAGTCAACGCAAGTTTTCCCGCCTTTATGGAACGAGCTTGTCACGTGCCTAGAACCATGGGCGAACTTATTAAAGGAGGACGTGAGCTCGTTGCGTCAAAGGGACTGTTCATAAAGAAGAAACGTTATGCGGTTCTTATATATGATCTTGAAGGACATAGACTAGATACTCACGGCAAACCTGGTAAAGTCAAAGCAATGGGTCTTGATCTCAAGCGGTCAGATACTCCCAAGGTTGTACAAGACTTCTTGAGTGAACTATTGACTGCGGTACTAACTGGTGCCGAGCGAGAAGAAATATACGATCGTGTGCGTGAATTTAAGATAGCCTTCCAAGATAGACCTGCATGGGAAAAAGGCACACCTAAACGTGTAAACAACTTGACCAAGTATGGCAAAGAAGAAGAACGGTTGGGTCGTGCAAACATGCCAGGACATGTACGTGCAGCATTGAATTGGAACAATCTACGACGTATGCATGGTGATCAGTACAGCATGGCTATTGTTGATGGTATGAAAACTATTGTGTGTAAGCTAAAGGATAACGCACTAGGTTATACTAGTGTAGGCTATCCAACAGACGAGAGTCATATTCCACAATGGTTCAAAGACTTGCCATTTGATGACGGCTTGATGGAAGCTACTATTGTAGATCAGAAGGTAGAAAATCTATTAGGTGTACTAGACTGGGATATTCCCAGTCATACCGATATCAAGACAACATTTGATAGCCTGTTCACGTTTGAATAAATATATGCACATAATGGTGCTTTTCGATGAATTTATCTGAGCTTGTACAATTACGCAATCAACTAGCTAAAGTACTAGACAATTCAATTATTAAAACAGAAATTGAAAAAAATTACGCACGATTACAAGCATTAACATTCAATATAGATCAAGACATTACAGACAAAATTTTATCTGCAGCCGAAGATCACAAAAAAATAATTGCCGATTTAGATCAAGATACAAAAAATGTTCATTTGATTTACGAAGAAATTCAAGAAAAGATCACTTCGTTATCAAGTAGATTTTTTCAAGAGAATTATCAAACTGAATTAAAATATGCAAGCCCAGAATTTATTCGAAAAGTTAGAGTCATGCCCGAGAACGATAAATTCCTCGAGGAGATTGCACAAAGAATTAATTTGTATAGTAATTGGAAATATCCTGCTCTTGAAATTGGATGTAGGGACGGTGATTGGACCAAACTGTTAGTTGCAAGTGATCCCTTGTACATTGCTGATGTATTTCCAGAGTTCCTTACATCTGCTGTTGAGCAATTTCCGGACCTATATCGAGGCAGAGTAAGAAAATATTTGATACACGATTTTTATAAGATCAATAACTTACCAAAAAATCAATTTGGATTGATCTTTAGTTTTAATTTTTTTAATTATCTCAGTATTGACAGTATCAAACAATTGTTAATACGAGCTATGGAATGGCTGCGACCCGGAGGCACTATTATTTTCACTTATAATAATGCCGATTTATCAACATCGGCTGGCCTTGCAGAAAGTTATTTTATGACTTACGTACCAGAATCCGTACTGGTACCGATGGCAGAAAGTATAGGGTTTGAAACTGTTATCAGTTATAACTCTGATCCGTCACATTCATTTATTGAATTTAAAAAACCGGGTGTCCTAAATTCAATAAAAGCATCACAAGCACTTGGTGAAATAAAACATATTAGCCATTGACTTGTCTAAATATCTTTGCTAAACTTACACTATTATTGGAGATCTAAATGAAAGACTATTTACACGACATTGTACAGCACACTCATGGCCTCGGTTTCATTGATTTGGTAAAAATTACAGGCACAGATTCAACTACTGTCATTGATGCAGTTAGCGAAGATCGAGTTGCAATCATTCAAGCACAGTTTCACAATCCGGTTCCTGAATTCATTGGAACTTTTGGTATGCCTAGTCTAGGTAAACTAAACACTATCCTAAACATTCCCGAATACAAAGAAGATGCTGCTATTGTAATTACTAAAAAAGAAGGCGGCGATCCTGATGGTATTTCTTTTAAGAATAAAAACGGCGATTTTAAAAATGACTATCGCCTAATGACTGCGAATGTAGTCAATGACAAATTAAAAACTGTAAAGTTTAAAGGTGTCAAGTGGGGTGTAGAAATTGAACCAAGCGTTGCAAGTATTCAGCGTTTAAAATTTCAGGCTCAAGCCAACAGCGAAGAAACAACATTTGTTGCCCGGGTAGAAAATAACAATCTAGTATTTTACTTTGGTGACCATTCGAGTCATGCTGGTAATTTTGTGTTTGCTCATGATGTGGCTGGCAGTTTGACCAAAGCTTGGCACTGGCCAGTTGCTGCTGTTATTGGTATTTTGAGTCTACCAGGCGACAAAATGATTCGCTTTAGTGATGAAGGCGCAGCACAGATCACTGTTGATTCAGGTCTGGCTGTTTACAACTATATCTTGCCAGCACAGACCAAGTAATGCAGGATCAAGGATATTACCCCGGTGGAGGGATGCTATCCCCAAATCGGGAAATATTTTATCTAAATATTCCAAAGAACGCAAGTACATACTTGACCAATGTACTAAAAGAAAATCATTGGCTACACTGGAATATCTTAGAAAATTCCTCTGATATTAAAACCACAATAGCATTCATTCGCGATCCAATAGATCGATGGATCAGTGGTTTTGCTACCTATGCTGCACTACATTTGTTTGGTTATGGATACGGTAGTGATCACTTTGTCGAAGATTACAACGATCTAACAAAACGAATTATCTTCGATCAAGTAATATTTGACGATCATACCGATCATCAAGTAAAATACGTTAAACAAATACTTGATTATAATCCTGTGTTCATTCGTTATAACGAGAATTTAATTCCGCAAATTAATTCGTTTCTTGGACAAGATCTAAATACAACTAGTATAGTTGATGCCAATAAATCTGAATCCAATTACGATACTGAACAAGTATCAAAATTTATCAAAAAACAAATTACAAACAATCCAGATTTAAAAGCACGAGTAGTACAGGCTTATAAAGAAGATTACGAATTTATAAACAGTATTGAATTTTACAATGACCCAAGATAACTTAACTAGCAAACAATTAGACTATGCAGTGTTTTTACCTGCCATATCTGGATTTTACGCAACTTTTATAGGAAAACAACGTGTTAACAATGACTATGTTGATCCTGCTCGTATGCCACAGGGCATGCAAGACATGGAGCAAATGAACTGGTTAAACAGTCAAAAAGCTTTATTTCCTTATCGGTGGAGTCTGTACTCAGGCGGACACGCAAACTTAGATTTAACTAAAGAAGATGCCAGTGAAGACATGGTACGTAAACGTGAGCCGGGTACTTTTATGTTAGGTGACTCAGGTGGATTCCAGATTGCCAAAGGCTTGTGGGAAGGTGAATGGAGAGACCCAACCAGTGCAGAAGTTCAGCAAAAACTAAAAGATCTTGCTGCACAGGGAACCACTACTGTGACAAATAAAAAAGGCAAGGTAGTGACAGTAGATCCACTGAAAGATTATCAAAAATTATTAGACGCTGCACAAAAGAAAAGAGATAGTGTTCTCAAATGGCTAGACGGCATTGCTGATTACGGTATGATTCTTGATATTCCAACTTGGGTCATTCACGATAAAAAAGCCAGTCGTGCCTGCGGTATTACTACATTACAAGAAGCAGTTGACGCCACCAAGTTTAATAACTTGTATTTTATGGCTCATCGTAAAGGTAAAAACAACGGTGGTGCAAAATTCTTAAATGTTTTACAAGGTGACAATCATACCAGTGCAGATGAGTGGTACGAAGAAATGAAAGAGTTCTGTGATCCTGCCAAATACCCAGACACTCACTTTGATGGTTGGGCCATGGGCGGGCAAAACATGTGTGATGTACATCTTGTATTAAAACGATTAATTGCTTTGCGTTATGACAATCTACTACAACAAGGTGTTCACGATTGGATGCACTTCCTAGGCACAAGTAAATTAGAATGGGCAGTATTGCTTACAGTGATTCAACGTGCTGTTCGTAAATACGTTAATCCAAACTTCACAATAAGTTTTGACTGTGCAAGTCCTTTTCTAGCCACTGCAAATGGACAAATGTATCATCAAATTGATTTAACACACGAAGGCAAATGGTCATATAGAATGAGTCCCAGTGCTGATGATAAAAAATACGCAACAGATACTAGAACATTCAGAGATGCTGTACTACAAGATGGAATTTTTGATCATTTTGACGAAAGCCCAATTAGCCAACATCTTCAGATCAAAGATGTTTGTATATACAAATCCGGCGACCTAAATAAAAATGGCAAAGAAGGCAAGACATCGTGGGATAGCTTTAGTTATGCATTGATGATGGGACATAATGTATGGACTCATATTGAAAGTGTGCAACGTGCTAATAGAGAATTTGATGCTGGTTCTCACCCAGCAATGATGAGGCATGATCATGTTGATGCTGAATATTTTGAAGACATTGTTGAACGTATATTTGCGGCTACCACTCGAGAAGCTGCAATGGCAATTGTCAATGATGACAAATATGCAAGACCCAAAGGATATTGGGAACAAATTGTAGGCACTAGAGGATTTAAAGGAGAAAAAACTACTAATTCTTTTACTATGGCTAACCAGCATTTAGATATTGAGGGATCTGTTAAGGTTGAAAAGATTAAAAAAGAACAACCTAAACCAATTTTATTACCAAATTTATTTGAAGAGGAGTAATACATGTCATACAAAGGCCGTATTCAACATTTAGAAGAAATGCATCGCCTACTCGATAAACAAATTAACGAAATGCAAACCAATCATCCAGGTGTAGATGTAGAGCATCTTGCTGAATTGAAAAAGAAAAAGTTGCTAATTAAAGATGAAATTAGTAAACTAAATCGACTACAATGGGAAGAAGATACACAACGAATTGGATACGGGGATGAATGATCAACCGGGATACACAGTATCTCTAGGGTGGATTGATCCTACAAACAGGATTCAAAATTTACCAATTTTAAAAAATAGCAGTTCGTACTTTATTCAAAATGTCAAAAAGTGGGGATGGCAATATCAGCCGGTATTAATGTCAGATAAAAAGATAAAACGATTTGCGATATTAAGAGACCCATACTCACGATGGTTAAGTGGATTTAAAACTGATCTACATGCCTATTGCACTCATGAGGCAGAAAAACAAAATAGGAAAGATTTAGAAGATATTTTTATTAATTCAAACGCATATTGGTTTTTTGATTTTTTATTTGATAAAGATATTCTAAAATTTGATAGTCATACTAATTTACAGTATAATCAAATCAAATATCACATTGAAGAATTAGGTATAGAAAATATTAGTTTTATTAAAATGACTGATAGATTAGGAGATGCACTTAACCATTGGATCGGTACTAATAATGTAATCAGTCACTTTACTAATGCAAAAGTTAACGAAACAGAAAAACTAAACATATATTATAAAAGATTGATTGACTACTTGTCGGATGTTAAAAATGCATCTAGAGTAGATAAATTAATGGATTACTTGCAACCTGATTATAAATTATTCAACACCGTCAACTTTGTTAACTCTCATTAAATTATGAATAGACTAGGACATCACAACGCATCATTATTTGTCGGAACTGAAGTAGAACACAGTCCGGCTTATGGTCAAAAAACATTGTTTGTGGTTGGTATTCAACCACAAGAACTAATCGAAGCAGCAATGGTTGTACATAAGTGTACACACATTTACTTTGGTGCCAATCAAAGTTTTCCAAATATTGATACAAATAACTCACAATGGACTCAATGGGAAAACATGATCCATCCGTTTTTGTCTAAAGGACACCTTTGTACCTTGGACATTGACGTCAATCAAGTTGAAGGCCTACTAGAAAGCGGATTGACTGAACGGCGTAATTTTATACCCATGATTTCGGTTAAATTGCCCTATATACAACAACTGGGATATAATGCTACAATTAAGTTAGACGACAAAGACTTTGCGGCAACCAATCCTGGAGTTTGGTGCCATAGCGTACACGATTTAATGAAACGAGATCAGGCATTTACTGATTGGTACAAATACACAAAAGACGAGATTGTTAGATGAATAATGAACTAAGAGAGACTGTGGATAGAATTATGACTCATGCTCAAAGACAGATTTGGGTCACTTTCCGTCAAGAAGGCATTCACTGCTATCCAGCAGCATTAACCGATCCAATATTGGCAACTGGAGACAAATATGACGTATCGTTCCTTGGCTATCCTCATCGCCATATCTTTCACTTCCGGGTGTCAATCGACGTATGGCACAATGACCGTGATATCGAGTTCATCCAATTCAAACGATACTTGGAAGCACTGTATTCAGGGGAATCGAATTGTTTGCGATTGGACTACAAATCATGCGAGATGATTGCCGATGAGTTATATGTTCAAATTGCCAATAGATACCCAGATCGTAATGTCACGATTGAAGTAAGCGAGGACGGCGAAAATGGCTGCGCTATCACTTACAACACACATCAACCCTCCCTTTCTATTAAAATCTAAGGAGATTTAAAATGGCCGCAAAATGGCTCAAGAAGTACCTGACTATGAAACCCGAAGTCACTCAAATTTTTGATGAGCTCGACAAATACCGCGAGTTCTGTGTTCAATACGGATACCCATACGACGAACGACATCTATACAACAACAATACCCCCTGGGGCGAGTTTGATCGTGCTAGACGTGGTAAATGGCCAAAAATGAATTGGTATGCTAAAAAGGAACGTACCTAATGAGTGGGGCGATGCGTGAAAAGGACAGTTCGGATTACGACCTAGAACGTCTAACCGAACTGTTTGATGAGGCATTAACCAGCGACGATCCGCGTGTGAAAAACGCACTACGCCAACTCATGATGATGGTTATTCTTACCGGCGAGGACCACGAAGATAAAGACAAGGGTATGTATGGTCGTAGAGGTCCGATGCGTAGAATGCAGGAAGACCTTAACGACTTGCGTAGAGCAGTGACAGATCTAAAGCACGAAATTCAAACTCTACAAAAACAAGCAGCATGGGGCGGTGGATACAGAATTGCTGACAGTGCCAATGGTATGAAGGCACAAGAATACGGTGCTGCTATTTCTGCAGAAGATTATTGGAAGTCGCAGGCCGCTGCAAAATACTCTGCACAAATTTCTGATGATGCTCTACGCGGTCTAAATATTGCAATCGCTCCAGCAACTAAAGGATTAAAAGATGCGTAAATTATGGTACATGGGCCTAGAGCCTTATAAAGCAAGATACACTCTACAACTACAAGAGTGGAATAGAGCTGTGTTTGAACGTCGTGGCATCAACTATTCGATTGTGCCAGGACTGAATCTTGATAAAAGTCAAAAGATCAGCGTAGGACAAGTGCTAGACGCACACGGTCGTACATACTTTGGCATGAGCCAGCTAATGAACTTGGTTCGTATGATGCAACAAGGAGAAGTCACCAATGAAGATGTTGTGTACTTTGAAGACATGTTTCAACCCGGTATCGAGAGCTTACCTTACATTCTCGATCAGGTGGATGCTAGTATGCGTCCTCGCATTGCCGTTCGTTGTCTTGCACAAACTATTGACCCAGACGACTTTGTTCATGTATGGGGCATGCAGGAATGGATGGGTCACTATGAAAAGATGGTAGACAGTTTTGCTGATATTGTTCTTGCAACTAATGAAGAAATGGTCATGCACATGAAGGTGGCAGGTTGGAAAAGCAAGATTTATAACATCAGTGGTCTTGCGTTTGGTAAAGATGAGGTTCGTGCTCGTGTGCCCGGAGAACTAAAGCCATTTAATCAACGAGCGTTTCGAGTAGGCTTTGCTGCACGTTGGGATCAAGAGAAGCAACCAGACTTCTACATGGATTTGATTGAAGAATATCATCGCCTAGCAGCAATGCCTTATAACAATTGGCCGAAAGTCGAATTTGCTGTGTTCAGCGGCAGTGCTCTTCGTTCTAATAACAGCAGCTATATGGAACGTACTCGTAGACTTCAAGCAGAAGGCAAATTGAAAGTATATGAAGATCTTGAAAAGAATGATTACTATGCACTACTCAATGATACGCGAGTGCTGTTTAATTGTGCTCTTCAGGATTGGGTTTCAAATACTGCAAGCGAGGCTGATGCTCTTGGTGCTAATATACTATACCCCGCATATCGTAGTTTTCCCGAAGCGTTTGCAAATGATCCTGAACGACTTTACGTGCCGTGGTCGCTTAGAGATGCAATACAAAAACTTGTTCCCCTCCTCGAACACCCACACGCAAACATGGGTAAATTTAGTGCGTGGAATGATGGCACAATTGATCGGATCTGCGATATTCTCGAAGGCACGGGCGAACAGTGGTTGCGTATGAGCACTGACTATCGTAAACATACACACGAAAGCAAATACAAGTGAAGATAGTCATCACAGGCGGATGTGGCTACATTGGTAGTCACATTGCTCGCTATTTAAAACAACACAACGAAGGGTCAAGTGTTTATTTAATTGACCATGAACGTAGAGATCATACTCTAAAAAATGTTGACGGTTTTTTGCATACTGATTATGTGTCTCGACAAAGCTTGTTATGGCTAGATGAAATTCAACCCGATGTCATTGTGCATTGTGCCGGGGATATCTCTGTTAGAGAAAGTGTAGAAGATCCAGCAAAGTATTACGACAACAATGTAGCAAAGACAATAACGTTTTTAAATCATGTTAAGGATTATAAAAAGAAACCGCAGATTCTTTTCAGTTCTAGTGCTAGTGTGTACGGTAATCCTGATCATGTTCCACTGGTTGAAACAGACCGCATAAGACCAATCAGTCCATACGGACATACTAAAGATATCATTGAAGTGGTACTGCAAAATTACAATCAAGCATACGGATTGCCCGGTGTATGTTTTAGATATTTTAATGCCGCAGGTGCCGAACCCAACAGTTTTGATCTAGGACAAGCGCCTGGTGCCGGACATATTATTGCTAGATTACTAGAATCTAAAATTCGTGATGAGTTCTTTACACTCAACGGTATTGATTTTGATACCCCGGATAGAACTTGTATAAGAGATTACATTCACGTTTGGGATCTAGCCGACGCACACAATCGAGCAATTAAGTGGAACAAGGACAATCGTTGGGCTGTATTCAATCTTGGCACCAATACTGGTATTAGCAATCAAGAAATAGTTGATTATATAACATTAAACTATGGTCCATTGAAAATACGCACGGGGCCAAGACGATCTGGCGATCCCGACAAGCTCATTGCTGATGCTACACTAGCCAACAAAATTTTAGGCTGGAAACCCAATTACTCAACTATCAATCAAATTGTTGATAGTGCATACAAGTGGTACACTCGTGACATTTGACACCATACTCAAATTTGAACAAGCGTTAGCCAAATATACAGGTGCGCCTTATGCAGTGATGACTGATTGCTGCACTCATGCAATTGAGTTATGCTTACGTTATCAAAAACCTACTCATTGTGCGTTTACTGCTTTTACCTATCTGTCTGTTCCGATGACCATGCACAAATTAGATATTGAGTATAGATTAATACCCGAAGTGTGGACAGGTGAATATCAATTTCACGGTACTGCAATTTGGGATAGCGCACGTAGACTAGAACGAGATATGTATCGTACAGGACAGATGCAATGTTTAAGTTTTGGTCATAATAAGCCTTTACAAATAGGCCACGGCGGTGCTATACTGTTAGATGACAAGGAAGCCTATGGCGTTTTATTACAGCAGAGATATGACGGACGCGACCTGGCGATTGCGCCATGGCAGGCGCAGCGTTCGTTCATGGTGGGGTACCATTATCGTCCCACTATTGAAGATGCAAGGATCGGTTTAGAAAAATTATATTTTGTAAATGAGCCGCCTAATATCACGACTATCCAGATCTTAGAGATATAGAAATTATTGGAGATTAATTATGGTTTATGAAAAAATGTATGTAAGCAATGACGAAAATACAGAAGTACCAGCTGGCACACGAATGAGCGAACTTATTCGCAATCAAATGAAAGCTGACGGTAAAAGATATTGGGCCGGCGATAACATTAGCGGTTATGTAAGTGACGAAGACAAAGAGAAATTGATTGACGAAGCCACAGCAGCATTTGAAACTGTGCTTGACACATTGTTAATTGATAGAGAAACAGACCCTAACAGTCAAGGTACAGCAAGACGCCTTGCTAAAATGTATTACAATGAATTAATGGCAGGTAGATATGAACCGACTCCAAATGCAACTGCATTTCCAAATGACACAGAAGGAAAATACGAAGGTATGCTCGTTGTTCGTAGCGAGCTTCGGAGCGTTTGCAGCCATCATCATCAGCCCGTTAATGGCGTGGCGTACATTGGTATTATTGCTGGACCCAAACTTATTGGTCTTAGCAAATACACTAGGATCGCCCAATGGTGTGCTCGCCGCGGTACACTCCAAGAAGAACTTTGCATGGACATTGCACGAGAAATCGAATTTGCGACTGGAAGTACAGATGTGGCTGTATACATACAAGCTACCCACGGATGTTGTGAAAATAGAGGAATTATGGCACACAGTAGTCTCACACAAACCACCGTACTAAAAGGTGCGTTTAAAACAGATCCAGCAACAAAGAAAGAGTTCTTTGACAACGTAAAACTGCAACAAGAGTTTGCACCAAGATAAGGAGATTAAAATGGAATACGCTTTACCTTATAAAACTGCATCAGAAATTAACTCAGCGATGGGTCGTGTGTATGGCAACATGGCCATGGCTGCGTTTACCAGTATGATTGTGAGCATGTTAGTGGCATCAAATGCGACCCTAATGGCTTTCTTTTTTACTGGCATTGTAAAATGGATTGTTATTTTTGCGCCATTGGCTGCAATTTTTGCGGTAGGATATGTATTAGGAAACAATCCAAGTAGATCCACTGCACAACTGTGTCTACACGGGTTTGCTGCACTAATGGGTCTTAGTTTTGCAACAATTTTTGTTATCTATACCGCAGCCAGTATTGCCAGTGCTTTCTTTGGCGCCGGCGTATTGTTCTGTGTGATGAGTGTGTACGGTTATTTTACCAAACAAAGTCTTGATAGCTTAGGAAAATATCTAATAGTGGCGCTAATCGCTATTATTATCACTAGCATCGTAAATATCTTTATCGGATCGTCTGTTCTTCAAACAGTAATTAGCGCAGCAGCAGTTGTAATC